AGGACGGCACCGAGTGGTTGATGAGTGGCTGGCATGACTTCGGCCTGACCCCACACAAGGTCGAGGGCAGGCCCGACACCGGGGCTGGTACCTTCATCCATCGCATGGCCACGGGCGGCGACACCAAGGGCATGACAGCCTCCTTCTACCAGGGCAACCTCGTACGCGACACGCCCGACTGGGTGTACCCAGAGCGCGTGAAGCGGGAGGAGCTTGAGGGGTGGATACACAAGCCCAGGCGCACCGGGGACCACAAGCGACTGGCCGAGGGGCGCTCCCGTCTGTTCGGTGATTGGCATGAGTCGGGCTCCTTGGTGTACGACGAGTGGCGACCCGACTGCCACTGGATCGACCCGGTACAGATCGAGGAGTCATGGACGATCTACCGGGCCATTGACCACGGGTTCAAGCACAGCTTCGTCTGCCTCTGGGCCGCCGTGACCCCAGACAACGACGTGTATATCTTCGACCTGTTCACCTCTCGTGGCCGTGGCTGGTATGACAACGTGGCAGCCGTCGTGCGCAGGATGGACAACGCTCTGGAGTCTATAGGTCGCCGGGACTCAGGACAGGTGGCCTTTGACACCTTCGTGGAGAGGTTTACCACCAGGGTGATCCATGGCACCGTGATGGACTCACGTTCCTTCAAGGCCCCCGGCCGTATGGGCAGGACGTTCACCCTTGGGGACTGCTACCGTTTCGCTGGATTGACCACCCTGCAGCCAGCATCAGGCTTGCCAGACAAGAAGTCATTGCCCATCGTGATGGAGTGGATGCGGCCCAACATGGATCTGATCAACCCGCACACTGGCAAGCCGGGGCGGCCAAGGGTGTACGTGTTCAACACGCTGGGACCATTCAAGAAGCAGATCGAGCGGTATGTATGGCGGGAGACGCCTGCCGGGAACCTGAAGGCACATGGGGAGGAAGACATCCTTGACGCCTTCAAGTACCTGATGCAGATCCCCCCGAGGTACATACCGGGGACGCAACACAAGAAGGAGGTCGTAAGTGATCAAGGGGAGCGTGGTGTCGGCAGGCCAAGAAGTAGACGCACAGGTCGCGTTCGGGGTATCCGGGGGAAGCGAGCACCCAATCCGATCACGGGATACTGACCCTCGCTGGGATCAACGGGCGAAATTGCTGGGGCCGTTTATCCTTGTGCGCAGATGCTTCAATGGTCATGTTCTCGATGAAGGCGGCAGTGTGGCCCTGTACGTGACCGACAAGGCAGCAGACAGGTCCAACTGGGCCGAGATCCTCCAAGTGTCCCAGCGATGCAAGGAGTACACGCAGGAGAATGTGGGGTGGTTCGTGAGGTGCCCAGAGTGGGGAGACGGCATGCACTCGTTGGGTGCAGACTACTGGGTGATAGATGAGAGGCTGATCGAGAAGGCCGTCAAACGAGGCGTACAGCCCGACCTGATTCCGTGCGTCGTCAAACCGTAAGGAGCACACAGATGAGTAGGATCACCCTGACCGACGAGGCCCAGAAGGCCATGCTGCAGTTCGCCGGGGCCGAGTTCAACCGCTACAAGGATGACCGGGAGGAGTACCGACAGCAGTGCAAGGCTGCTGACTTCATGTACCAGTGCTTCACGTCTGGCGAGGTAGAGTCTACCGAGAGGGCCTTGGGTGTGGCATCCGACACCGCCCCACGCGCCAAGATGTCCAGCACCCTCTTCCATCGCATGGTGAAGCAGACGGCATCCTTGGGCACGCGGGTGGTCAGTGCCGAGACACCTCCCTGGCGATACGAGCCCCTCCCTGCCGATGAGATTTTCGAGAACCCAGAGCGTGGCCTGCAGATGGCCGCCGAGATGAATCAACTCGCTCGCTGGAACCTTGCCAAGGAGGACTTTGAGGTCAAGGTCAACGACTTCTGGTTCTCCCTCAGGAAGTACGGCAACATCCCCGTCAGGGCCACATGGCAGAAGAACAAGCGCCGGTCGGCTCGCCGTAGCAAGTCTGGCACCGTGAGCTACAAGGACGTGATCGAGGAGTATTTCAGCGAGGAGATCCTCACGTGGGAGAGCGTGTATGCCGACTCCTTCGTGGGCGACATGCAGGGCCAGATGTGTGTGCTCGTCAGGCGGCTGGCCACCATGGACGACCTCTCCAAAGCCAGCGGAGACTTCGACCCGAAGGCGTGGAAGGAGTTCCTCAAGGACCCCGGCAAGTATTCATGGGATGGCATCACCTCGCAGGAGGTGGCCAAGGACCGGGATGACGCCCGCCAGACCACGCAGGTAGGCCAGACCAGCACCTACAAGTACCTCGTGACGGACATCTACGTCAGGGCTCCCCTTGATGGCAAGGTGTGGAAAGAGGACTTCGGCACGCCCCCCACGCTCCTGTGGGCCACCACGGTGGGCAACTCACTCCAGGACGATGCCGGGACCATGGTGCTCTCAGTCGAGAAGGACTTCGACCCCGACGACGAGATCCCGATCAAGATGATTCATGCGCTTCAGGATGACTTCGGTCGCCTGTACCACATGACCCCCTCCCAGGTCGTCCGGTCGATCTACTCGGCCATCTGTACCTTCTGGGATCTAGCCATCGACAACGGGGTCAACATCAATGACCCCCACCGTATCGTGGATCAGGCGACCTTCATGGAAAACGACATGACCAAGAAGATATGGAAGTCATCTAATCCGCAGACAGCAGTACACGAGTGGATACCGCAAGACATCACCGGCCGCACCCTATCGCTTGTCGATGGGCTTGTGGGCGAGATGCTGGCCGCCTTCGGGTGGGATCTGAACTCGTTGGGGCAGGCGTTCGGGGCTCGCACCAGCGCCACAGAGGCGATCAATATCAATCAGCAGTCCAAGATCCCTGCCCTCAACGAGATCAGATACGCGGTCAGCCAGTGGATACCCTGGCGTGCCAGGAAGATGAAGTCCTACCTCCAGGCGTTCGCCTCTGACACGCACGTCAGGGCGATCACCGGGGGCACCGATGCCCAGGAGAACCACCCCAGCGGACTTGAGGGCGAGTACGATGTGGTGACCAGCATCGTGGACGACTTTGAGAATGACATCATCGAGGCCAACAAGCTGAAGGAGGTCGTGGCCCTCATCAGCCAGAACCCGGCTGCTCAGCGGTCCCAGACCCATGAGATCAAGATGGGCGAGTTGATGCGGACCCTGTTCCGGCGCATGGGGATCAAGAACTACTCAGCCATCGTTGGGCCACGCAGGGACGGAGATGCCCAGCGGCTGGCCAATATCGAGAACGAGATCATGGCCGAGGGCACGGCCGTTCAGGCGCTGCCCGATCAGGACCATGATGTGCACGAGCAGATCCACCACAGGTTCACGGTGAAGTGGGCCGGGATGGAAGACCAGCACCCGGAGTTGCTCCTGTTCAAGCGCCATGATGCAGAGCACGAGCAACTCAAGGAGGCCCAGGAGGCCGCAGAGGCCCAGCAGAGGGCCGCCAGCCAGCCGGGTGCCCCAGGACCAGCCCAGACACCCGGAGGGGACGCACAGGCCGCCTTGGGGCCTCTCATTGGACAGGGGGCACAGTGAGCGCGGCCACTGCCAGGGCAAAGGAAGTCATCAGGGAGGACAACGAGGCCGTCGCCGGGTTCGTTGAGTTGCTCAAGGAAAGACGGAAAATCTTGGTCGAGAAGCTGGTCAAGGGAGGAGGTTCTGATCTGGCCGCCGACGCCAGACTGCGCGGAAGGATTGATGAGTTGGACGCCGGGTTGGCGCACCTCTCGGGAAGGTAACTGAAAAAAAGGGTTGACAAATCGTCAGCTCTTCTGAAAGGAATGGACATGCCAGAAGAACTGGAAACGCCCCAAGGCGATCCCCCCGACACCGGGGACTCGACACCTGGGAGCCCCAGCGACGATTGGGAGTCGCGGTTTAAGGGCTTGCAGGCAACCGTGACGCCCCTCCAGCAGGACCGCGCCACACTTCGCAGTGAACTCGATTCGACCAAGGGTCAAGTCGAGCAACTCCAGACGATGGTGCAGGCGTCCCTCTCCGACAAAGAACAGGCAGCGGCCCCGCCGAGCTTGTTTGAGACGTGGAAGGGAGACGAACTCCGCGAGGAGATCGCCCGTGACCCCGCGAAGATACTCGATGAAGTCCAGAAGGGCTTCGGCTCTATGCTGGCGCTCATCCAGCAGCGTGATGGTGCTTACGAGCAACTCGTCGCTGCCGCAAAAGAGGAGCTTGGCGGCCAGATCGGTGCCATCGAGGTAGCCCCCCGTGTTGAGGCCCATCAGGCAACGCTTGAGAAGCTGAAGGCAAACCCGGCCTATGCCGGGATGAGCCCGACGCACCTCTTGGCAGTTGCCGAGACGCTCGATGGTGGCATAGAGTCCGTGACAGCCCCCGGTAGCCCGGTGGCCTCGCGTGGCGCTCCAAGCACACCAAAGCCTGCCAAAACTCAACAGTCTCACCCGGCCCTCTGGGCGGCGACGATTGATATGGCAGGCGGTGACCAGGAGAAGGCCAAGCGCATCTTTGAGCGGATGAACAAGCAGGGGAGGGGATAGTCATGCCAGACCGCAAGCAAGCACCGACGAAGGATTATCTTGGGATGATCCAGGGCGACCGCAGGGCAGAGCTTCTCGGTAGGCTCGATGCGGAGCACAAAGACCGCGAGCATACCTTCGTGTCGGACGGTATCACGGCACATGAGTTGGCCCGTCAAGGGCTGACGCGGGTAGAAGGCCCCGATGGTCGTTGGCATAACGATCTCGTGGCGTGGTTGCCCAAGGAAGACGCAGTGGGCATCAAGGTTGCTCTTGAGCAACAGTCAGCAGAGATGGTGACGAGTCTGTACGTGCGCCCTGGCGACAAGGTGATGGGAAAGAATGCTCCCGGCAATCTGATCCCCAAAGCCAAGCAGCCGCCAGTGCACACGCAACCGAAGGAAAGCAGGGCCGCAGGGTAACCGACATGGTGCCGGTGACTGCTGGGGCCCGACGAAAGGAGAGTTCAGATGGCAGCGAATGTGTTGATCATCTTGGGTGCGTGGATGGAAGCCAACGGTGGCGCGGTGGAGATCACCAAGTACATCGGAGACGGCACCAATGCGTACGTGAAGAACCAGCTTTGCTACATCGTCGCAGGTGTAGTGACCCCAGCATCGGCATCGGGGGCAGTCCCTGACGCCAAGGTGCTTGATACGGACGAGACGATCTTCGCCTCGGCCCACAAGCTCGTGTTGGTGAACAAGGATACCGCGATCACCAGTGACTTCGTTGAGGTCATTGAGATCAGTGAGGACACGATCCTTGAGGGATACGTGGTCGATTCCAGCGCGACTGGCGACGTGACGATGGCCCAGACCGACATTGGAACCCTCGTCTCGCTGTACCAGGAAGGCAATGGCCGCATTGGGGTGGACAACACCACGGACGGTTCCAAGGGTGTCGTCTACATTCAGGACGTGGACCATCAGTACGACCTGTGGCGCGACACCACGCTGGAGAAGGACTCCGGTGGTACGCGACATGATCGTGTCCGGTTCAAGTTCAAGCCCAGTCTGGTTCTCTAACCCAGTCCAGCACAACGAAAGGAACTGAAACATGGCACTCTATAGCGAGACTCCGGCAGCGGTAACCCCGGAACAGACACGCGGCGGCGACATCTTGACCCAGCAAAACTGGATCGACCTGATCAACTCCACGTACGATGAGGTGTTGGACGCCGTCCGCGCCAACCTCAAGGACAGCAATCTGATGATGCTGTTCCGCGAGGCCACCCAGCGGTTCACCACGCATACGGTACGCCGTAAGCTGTGGCCTGCTGGCACCGTCCCTCGCAGTGAGGACACGGATGAACTGACCTACATGCAGGCAGGCGTGGGCTTTGAGCACACGTACCGGGTCTACACGTACCGTCAGGGTGTCAAGCATGAGCGTCAGCTTGAGGAAGTGGACGACACCGGGCAGGTGGCACAGGAAGCCGCATGGCTGGAAGACATGTCCACCCGTACCGTCATGGCCGCCCTGGCCGACGTGCTCAACCGTGGCGTCGATCCGACCACGTGTCCGATCCTGTGTGCTGATGGACTCGCCATCGTGGACTCGGGTCGGCCCAACCCCGATGTCAAGGCAGGCTCTTGGAGCAACCTTGAGAGCACCGGGGCCATCACTGAGGACAGCCTGTTCACGGCTGAACAGAATGCCCTCAACACGCGAGGTCCGAATGGTGACAGGCTCAACCTGAACATCAACAAGCTCATCATCCCGAAGGCGTATGAGAGCGTCCTCTGGAAGCAGTTGACGACCCCTGGCGAGGTTGGCACTGCGATGAATGACCTCAACTACTCGCGGAAGGCGAAGTTCACGTACGAGGTGGTCAGAGAGTTGACCGCTAACGTGATCTACTATCTCCTGGCTGATCCGAAATCCTCGCTCAACGAGGTGACGATCCGTTGGAGGATTCGCCCGTCCATGGCCGACACCAACCCGGAGAACCCGGATGTGATCGGCAAGCGTATTCGTTTCGCGTTTGGCCTGGGTGCCTATGACACCCGGCGCTACCTCCGTGGTGGCAAGTTGACCGCGCTGTAATCGTCCTCCCCAGACCCCCGGCCCCCTCGGGACAGCTTCGGCGTCCTGAGGGGGCCACCCCTGAAAAGGAGATCCACATGAGTGAGAACGGGACCGAGAAGAAGACCGCAAAGCAGAAGATCACCATGGCTGCCATCGAGAAACGCATGGAGAAGTTAGAGGCTGCCGTGGGATACATCGGACGCAAGACGGTAGGCAAGTCCTTTGCGCGTGACATCGCTCTCGGTGTCCTGGTGCTCTGCCTTGTGGGGGCCTCAGTGGCCCATGCAGGGGCGAACGTCGTCAAGTGGGACGGGACCAACAGCACGTCGCTGACGTTCACCAAAGCAGGCGTCCTGGCCCTTGTGGGCAGTGAGACGATCAGCGGCGACCTGACCGTGGGCGGGAACATCTCTGGCACGATCAGTAACGCGACGGTGTCGATGACGGTCAGCAACCTGACAGTCAACGGCACGCTGACTGGCTCGGTCGTGTCGAGTAACGCGGTGGGCGAACTCACCACGTCGAACTTGACGGCGAACGGGGACGCGACGATTGCGGGCACGCTGGGCGTGACTGGCGCGGCCACTCTGTCGAGTACGCTAGACGCAGACAGCC